CGCTTCTCAAACCGGTGTTGATCGTTACATCAAACAGTTCAAAACCGAAGATGTAACACAAGGCGTTTTCAATGATGTCGGTGCTCTAAAAGATTTATTGGAGTCTGTAACAGGTATGTCCGCCCAACTACAAGGCCAGTATTCTCAAGGCCGTCGTTCCGCGACCCAAGATCGCGTTGTTGCTCAAGGTGCCTCCTCCCGTGGCAAAACGACCCTGAGCGGCATATGGGACACGGCCTTCGAGCCTTTAGGTAAACAACTCCTAATCAACAACAGACAGGAGATGGATTTCGATACGTTCAATCGAATCATGGGTGTACGAGACTGGCCGGTGAATGAAAATGCACCTCAACCACAACCCATGATTGACCCGATGACTGGACAACCTGGTCCGACGCCCGAGCCGATTCGTTATACCACCGAAGAAATCTTCTCCATGTTCAAGTCCACTCCCATCGACCTTGTTCAGAATGAAGACTTCTTCGTATTCGATGGCACTCTACCTTCCGAGAAAGCCTATCTTGCACAGAGCTTACAAGAAATCTTCGTTGCTATTATGTCGAATCCAATGGTTGCACAGACTCTCGGTATCGGTCCCGAGTTTATCAAGGAGCTGTTCAACCAAATCTATTTACTACGGGGTGTCACGCCTGCGCGACTGCCCGCCTTAACGCCAGCACCACCGCCTGTGGCAGCACCACCGGCACAACCTGGAGGTCAGCCAGCCCCTGCTGGTGGTCCACCGAGTTTAGCCGCGCTGCCTAGTCCGGCTGCTGGAACCTACTAGTATGTCTCATGGACATTACAGCTGAGAAACAAAGGCTGGAGAACGAGAGGAAGGCGATCGAGATGTATCTTGATCATCCGATTTCGCGTCGCATCATTGCAGACAACAAGGACGAACAAGAGAAAGCAATACGGTTGATTACAAACCAACCCGTTGACTCTATCCGTGAGTTCTTTGACCATTGGGAGGCTGTTGGCCACCTACGTGGACTTCGCCGTGCTATGTCTATAATTGAAGACGAGCTGGTAGAAATTGAAGATCAACTGAAGAACCTACCACAATGAACGGAGAACCAGAAGAAGTAACAGGGTCGGCAGAACTTGAAGATTTGCCGACGCAAGATAGAACGCGAGAAGTACCCGAACGAGAAACACCGGCAGCACCCGAACCTCCAGCGCCCGACGACCTCAAGAAGGCCATGACAGAGTTGGCCACGACGGTGCAGAAAGGTCTAGCTGCTCGTGAACCAATAGCTCAACCACGGGAATATACTCCCGAGGAGGTTGCCAAACTGTGGGGAGTGTATGACCCGGAAGCCGCCGACAAGGAGTTCTTTAAGAAATTCGGACGGTTTGGCGAGGACGCCACGCCGGAACAAATCGCCGAGTATAAGATGATGTTCGCCGGTATGCAGAAAGGCATGATGCAACAGGCAATCACCGGCGCCAACAACCTCATTGCAATCGCGATGGACAGGATGCAACAAGAATATGCACCCATCCGCGAATACGTCGATGAGATGCGTCGTGATCAAACCCGAACACGATTCTTTAGTCAGTACGATAGCCTCGACGATCCCAAGTTCGAAGGCATCATCGGCGCCGTCGCAAACACTCTCGCCAACAAACAATTTGAAAACGAAGACGCTTACTTTAAGGCACTTGCTGAAGGTGCCGCCGAGAACATAAAGCAGTTAATACCTGAGTTTGCTCTTGGTGAGAAGAAAGCAAAAGCAACAACCACTGGGAAAACACCAAAACTACCACGAACTATCGCTGGTGGCGGAGGTGGGGCAGGGAAAGGAAGGATGACTGAACTTGCTCCAACGGGCAGTCGTAATGACATTGAATCGTTGGAGTTCGACGAAGGCCAGTCCTGACTCAACAGCTTCCTACCACCCGGACTAACTAGGAGAACATTATGGCGTTTGGCTTACTCCAAACAGGCGCGTTATCGACCTATAGGTCTTTAACGTCCCGCCGGAAAATCTTTTACCAGTTTCCGACGGGTGCAGCGCCTCTCATGGGGCTACTGTCGTTCCTACCGTCCGAAGACACGGATAAACCGGAGTTCGGTTGGTGGGAGAGACGCTTCCCTGTTCTTCGAACCACGACAGCTACGTCAGGCATTGTCTTTGCTAACGGCAACGGCTCTGCTTTGACTGATGCTGGTTCTGGTGTTACACTCACCGCTGATACTGAATATCAGGTCACGGTCGTATCAACAGACCAGTTCAAGGCAACTCACGTGATCGAACTCAGGGGAATAGATAACCAGACAACGACCGTGGATATCCGCGGCACCGTTACTGGCATTATCTCGTCGACCGTGTTAAAGTTCCGTCCTTACACGACACAGGCAGGTATCAAAAACCAGTCTACGAACAACACGACTCGCACGGTCAACATCATCGGCACGGCCAATCCAGAAGGCGCGAAGTCAGGAGCGGGGACAATTCAGTTCCCGATCAATCCGACGAACTATACACAAATCTTCCGTACGGCGTTCAACATAACCCGTACAGCCCTAAAAGGCGGTTTGCTGTATGACAAGTCGGGACCTTACAAGAACATGGCGTGGGAGAACGGACTACGGCACATGGTTGAAATGGAAAAGGCGTTCATCTTTGGCGAAAAACATACCGTCAACGTGGTGGATGTTGAAACTGGTGATACAACGCCAGAGACCGCAACCGGTGGTGTAATCTGGTTCCTCGGCCAATATGAGGCTGTGAACTCGGTCTATCGTGGCGGCTCAGGTGCCCCTGCGATCACCCTGAACACAGACCCTGAGAAACGTATCATCGACCTCGGTGGTACGCTAAGTGCGGATGATTATCGTACCTATATCTCTCGTCTATTTCGTAAGACGAACGATAAAGCCTACGAGAAAATCTGTCTCTGCGGTGGCACCTTCTTGGAGGTTATCAACAAGCTCTTTGAGCGTGAGGTAGTTCGGGAGGTTGCAATCTCGAACAAAGAGCGTAATTGGGAGTTCATCGTGCACGCCCACACGACACTCCGAGGGACGGTGTACTACAAAGTTCACCCACTATTCGATGAAGATTCAGGGTTGCAAGGCAACGCACTCTTCCTCGACCTGGGTAACCTCCGTTATCGTCCTTTGTCGGACAGCGACACGGTCTTCCTGAAAGGTCGACAGGCTAACGATCGTGATTCGCGCAAAGACGAGTGGATTACGGAAGCCGGTCTCGAACTGCGATTCCCTGAGAGTTGCATGTACATGAAGAACGGTTCCGCAGCTGCATAACATATGGCTAACCTTGCACGTAGTGCTGTCACGTTCAACGCTGAGTGGTCGGAAGGTCGTAATCGACGGATATTCATGCGAGACGTTACTATGACCCTCACCGGTCAAGGAACGGCTGCAAACCAAATACCCGCTTCGATTTTCGGCTTCACGAAGCTTGTGCGTTGTGATGCTGCAGTCAAGTCGGACAACTCGGCCATATATGTTGGTGTGCCATCATTCAACGGTGACAGACTTCTCCTGTCTCCAGGTGCTGCACCAATGGTGCCGGCTGACGTTACTGCCACGGTCAGAGCGATCATTGGCGGTATAACAATGTAACACAGAAAAAAGGAGGTAAAACACGCGTGAAAACCCCAAACCTGCATGACTGGCGGCCGTCCGAGGGTGAAGCCAAGGACGTACAAGCCACGTCAATGCTCGACACAACTGCCGACGAATCGGTCGACATGAACGAGTCAAACGACGTAGGAAAGGAACTGGTTGTAAGCCATCCTGACTTCGGCGAACTCGGTGCAAAAGGCCGAAACTAAGCACTAATCTGGTAACCCGTCGATGAACTTAGCGCAGCTAAAAGCATCGTGTGCCGCATACCATCAGAAGCAGACCGATGAGCTAACTATAAACTCAATGGATTTGTTTTTGTTGGCAGCGAATAATGCTCGAAAACGAGCGGAGCAACTCCATTCGTTTGAGTATATGCGATGCACGGCGACGCTAAACATCGACGGAGTTACCGGAGGGCAGTTCTCCGCGGCGGTGATGGATTCATCAAGTTTCGTCAAGATGAAGGAAGTCCTGACCGTTTCAGTTCTTCGTAGTGGAGTCTACTATCCCATTGATTTTACCAGAGCAGATATTGAACTCGAACGAGAACGATCTGCGCTTGAGTTAGACAACGAGTGGTGGCCTTATCGTTACCCGTCGGATTCGCAGTTTTCCGTGCTACAAAGTATGCAGACGGTCGTACAACGAGGTCAGGGATTGTATCTCTATCCTCGTGTGTCAGCTATCGCTCAGGGACAAACTAATCCTCTCCCCGTCTTCCTTGAGTGCTTCGGGTTCCTCAAAGACTACGTCGCCACAGATTTACAAACATCAACTCCAACTGATTTCTTCATCGAAAACGGGTTCGAGTACATGTTGTGGGCGACGATAAAGGAACTGAACTATTTATTTCAAACTTTCGTCCCAAGACAGGAAGGCAATGTTATACCTGATCCCAAGCTGGAACGTGACGAGGCTTGGAGAGACTTATTGTTATGGGATGCTTACCTTGTTGACTCACACGTTACTCGGCCAAAATGACTCCAGCCACAAGAGATTTCGTTGCGTATGTTGGAACCGTATTCGGTCCATATATCCTTGTCTTTAACCAGACTAAATCAGCTTCGGTTGGAAATGCAACAGCTGTCCCGTATACCAATGATAAGATCGCTCTCACCGCTCATGGACTTGTCAATGGTGATCAGATTCGTTTCACCTGTACGGGTGCTTATCCAGGTCCGATCGATCCCTCAACCTACTATTTCGTAGTCAATGCGGGTACGAATGATTTCAAGATCGCACTAACTTCCGGCGGTTCTCCAGTCATTCTAACCTC